CATCACCGCTACACCTTTGTCAATGGTTGACCCCGTTTGATTCTTCACATTGTAGACCATATCTTGGCCCAACATATGCGAAGCGCCATTCATCTGCAATTCAATGGTATCTTCGTCGCCGTTCCATTCCATCGTTCCCTGCGTGCCCGTTCCGCCCGCAAGTTGCAATGATGATGATAATGCCGCCCCGTCCACATTCAAATCTTTTTGAATGTTTACATCCGACGTCACGTTCAAATCACCTTCCACAGCGCCACCATTAGCGGTCTCACTAAATGGCCCAATGGTTTTTTGTACCCCATCAACAGCCATACCTCCAACGATACCTGTGCTCACATTGGTATAGGTTCCGTTGAAGTCGGTAATGTCTGAACCAACGGTAGGGTCACCCATATCTACAGGAGTGCCGCTGATATCTGCAAAGGCTGATATTTTAGCAATCTTAAAGGCCTCCACATTCAGCTCATCTCTATTTGCATTGAGCTCTGAGCGTAGTGGTAGCCAGTAGGCACCATCAAAGCGTAGACGATCTATAAAGTCTCCACCATTGATAGCCACGCCCTCAAAGCGGTTGACCACCGTATTTTGTAGGCTGAGAATCTCTTTGGTGACCAGCTTACTTACATCAATGTAGCTACCGTTCTCTCCAACACGCCACCCAGTGCTTGGCTCATAAGTAGAGCCGTTGTACACCAATAGTGACCCTGCAGCGCCTGGCCCATCGCCAATGCTTGTAGGGCCCAACGTCACAGTGATGTTGCTACCGATGTTCGGGTTGGTATTGTTGGCGATAAAGGTGCTCTGCACCGTACCTCTTGTGTTGTCGTTTTCAAAGCGTGCCTTCTCAAGGTCTACCGCCCAAGCGTAGCTGTTGCCTCCAATAAAGAAAGAAGTGCTGCTGCCTTGCGCATCATAGAACCCTAAGATGGTAATGTCGATATATATCTCACCATCCTTCGGCAGTGGCCCTGTAGCCATAGCGTGGAAGGTCTTGGTGGTAGTGTTTGATTGTCTACTCACTGTGGTCGCTGCCCACTTGTAAGTGTTGACGGTAGTGCCCCAAAATGGTGCTCCAAAGCTCGTAGCGCCACTGACAAGGTTGTTCTGCCAGTATTGGTTAGCAGAACCGTCAGAAGGCTCTAAGCGTATCGTCACTGCAAAGACTGGAGTTGCTGTCCCTGCCGTAGGTGTGGCAATATAGGTTTGGAACTTGCTGCGCATATCCATAGTGATGCGCCCATTGTTAGCACTTGGTATGATGCCCACATCAATCTCATCACCGAACTGCGCATCGTAGGTGACCACACCACGCAGGAGGTCAGCTTCACTCTTACGCTCCTGGATGAGCTCTACCTTCTTCGCTGCCGGTAGGAATCTAAACACCCCTTGTGAGCGGTAGACCGTATCTTGGTCGACTAAGATATCACGCTGTACAGTGGTCAGTGAATCTTCAGTACCATTCTTCAAGTATTTGAACTCTCTCACATTGATGATATCACGCTGCCCTATCTGCTCAAAGCGGTAGGTACCGTTGGAGAAGTAGAAGCGTGCACCTAAGATGGTACAAATATCTCTGATGATGTTGAGGCTCGGTGTGTAGCTGCGCCCCTGCCCTTGTGTCCACGAAGTGTAGACCTTTAGGTCAGTTTTCATATTGTCCAGGGGATCCATAGTGGCGCTGTAGGTCATCTCCTCTGCGTACCAATTCACTACGGTGGTGAGGATAGGCTCATCAGAGTCAAAGAGTGCCGCTATACCAGCATCTTCCAACATCTCAAGGATAGCATCCTTGAAGGTCTTGGCGGTGCTGGATGCTAAGCCAAAGTTGTAATCCACAGTGGAGAGGAGGCTCATACCATCGGCAGCAGTTATCTGCATCAACCTTGGTTTGCTCTCATCTATCTCTTCAATGAGGTCTTGAGCAATGAACCCAGTCCAATAGAGCTCATAGAGCTCTGCAGGGATATCGGTAGTGCCTCCAAGAGCATCTATTGCATCTACTACGCAGTTCTCAGCCTCAAAGGTTCCGCCATCAGCCTCTACTCTATCCTTTAAGTAGGTGGTGATGATGTTGCTGCGGCTCTCGCTGCCTACCCCTAATGCATCAAGTGCATCGGTGAGGCATCTGCCGCCAGTGTACTCTCCACCATCAGCAACCACCCTGTTGCGGTAGTCATTGATGATGTCTTTATCTGCTGGCTTCTTATAGCGTAAGATACGAATGGAGAACTGCTTATCTTGAGCGTTTAGTAGCGCCGTTCTAAAGCTATCCACAGCACTGCTATCGTTGTAGATACCTACTGATACCGATGAGCCGATGATAGGGCTGTAAACAGTGTCTACCTCACCATCGTGGGTGAGTGTGAATCCGTCACCACCAAGGTTGATGGTATTGACTGCACCATTGTAGGCATTGTCAATAATCTGCACTTGGTATTGGTCATCTTTAAGTGTGCGAAATTCGCCCTGCAGTCTAATTCCCATTAAAAGCCTCTTTGTCTTGTTCTATTTCTATTTGCACGGTCGCTGCTCAGCAGTATATCTTGACCGGATAACACGCCATAAATAGGTATTCCGCCCTGCATTCCTTGTGATGCGCCACCAGCAAAGCCAAAGCCTCCGCCCATACCGCTGAATGTTGATCCGAATAAGTCACCAAAGCTCATTCCATTCTTTCCGAATAGCTTAGCTCCTGCAGCCCCTGCGCCACCAAATACTAATGACATTATCGCTGCAAGTGCTGCCGCTGCTGCTGCGGTGGCTGCAAGTTGAACGAGCATTCTTTTGAGCTCCTGGACAAATACATCAGCAAAGTTTCCAATGCGTGTCTCACCCTCTTCCAATGGGCTAAGTGCAGCACTCATTGCTGACTGAATCACTCCACCCATCATCATAAAGCCTTGCTGCAAGCGCTCACGCTCCGCATTGATTTGTTCAAAGCTCTTGAATACTTCATTTTCAAAGCCATCAATGCTTTCTCCTACCTCGTCAATGGTCTCTAAGGTAGTATCGACATCATCAAAGCCTAAAGCCTCTGCAAGGCCCTGTGAGGAGCCTTGAGAAGGCTCAAACATCTTTTGTATCTCGTAGCTTGCCGCACGGATAGTAGGGATGAGCTCATTAAGTTTATCTTGATACGCTTGGAGTGTCTCTTCAGCCTCTCTTGCTGCTGCACTACGCTCTTCCTCGTATTGCTTCATCGCACTGAGATAGTCCTCAGTGCTGAGTGCGCTTTCCTTTTGCTGCTGCTCAATCTTCTGCTCCAACAAAAGGTATTGCCCGAATGATTCGGTCAGCTTTCCAATCGTAGTGTTTTGCTTACCTGTAACGGTGAGGTATTGGCTAAGTGCAGCAACAGCCTTCTGCTTCATACTTACGTCATCAGAGGCAAGTATGTTGATAGTGGTAAGGCCTTCAATGGTTTTGTCGAGGAACTTCTCATACACAGGTAAGAGCTTCTCCCCTATCTCGGTCTTGAGGTTCGTGATGGCTGCCTTTTGCTGCTCAATCTTCATTGAGGTGGTGACAATACGATCACCAGCCTCCGCAAAGGAATTGTCCATAATGGTTCCAACAGCTTCAGCCATTGTTGCCCCTTTAGCCATCTCTTCACGCAACTCAGCGGCAGAGATACCAAGGTTATCCAAAATCATCACGGATTTTCTACCCAAACCAGTAACAAAAGAGTCAACCATATAGTCAACGCTCTGCCCTGTCTCCTGCGCTCTACGCTGTGCAAATTCCAAACCCTTCGCCAGGGTGTCCATTGGAATCCTAAAGTTTTTGGCTTGTACAGCCTTCTGCATCAAAGAGAGGTCATCAACCGTGTTGCCTGTAGCCTCTCTGAGCCTTCTTAGCAGCGATGGATCGTCTAAGCGTTCAAAAGCAGTGACAACGCCCTCTGCTTTGCTTGCGAGATCAATGCTCTCAGCAGCGAATTGACGTATAATGTCTACAGCAAAGGTAGCGCCGATGACACCACCTAAAGCACCAAAACCACCGCTCAATCTCTTTAAGCTGTGGTCTATGTTGCCCATTGCTGTGCGGAACTGCTTTAAGTCCGCACCTACTTTAAAATCTAAATCCGTCTTGCTCATCCGAACACCTTTTTAATTGCCTCTTGCACCTCTTCAAAGCTCGCTGCTCTATGTACTTTGTTCCTTTTGTTGTCCCAAGGGAACTGAACCAAGTCTTTAGGGCCGAGCCTCTTTTTTGTGTGCGGAGCGATGTTCACCGCCGCCTGCCACCTTGTGACCTCCCACATCAATTGAGTGTTATACTCTAATTGGCGTTGGAAGCCTTCTCTTTTGTTTTGGAATTGGCGTGGCGTTAAGTTGTAGAACTCCTCCACGTTCATTCCCATCTCGCCCAACCCTATTGCCTCAAGGTCATCCCATGAGAGCTCTTCAGCAGGTTGGGCTGTTACTTTTTTGAGCCGCTCGTAGCGTTAGGCTTCACAAAAGAGGCAACGAATAACTCCAGGCACTGCTGCAATAAGGTGCTGTCCTCATCCATAAGGTCAGCAACATCTTCGGGCTCCAATGTGAACTCTTGCTTTTCAGCACGAGCGCCATCTTTCATCCCTGCCCAAACCAATAGGATGGCGTGGTCTAACTTGATGCTCTCACCTAAAGATTCTAAATCTTTAAGCTCTAATCCTGCAGCGGTGGTGAATACTCGTAAAGCGTTAAATCCGTACTTCACCGGATATACTGCCTCGCCTACTTTTACGTTAAAATTTGTCATTGTTGTTGTTTGTTAAAAATGGGGAGAGCGCTGCTCCCCCCATCAATGTTATGCTTGTGTGCCTTGAGTAAGTGCTGCAGTTCCCTGGAATGAGAAGCTGAATGTAGCATTGTCCTCAAATCCTGCATCCGTAGAGAACTCAGTGAAGTAACCTGTACCACTGTAGTATTTCTCATCGGTAGTCTCTGAACCAAATTCAATGTACACTACCTCACGGTTACTAAGGTGTGTGTAGATATCATCTGGAGTAGCCTTTCCGCTGTTGCTATATACAACCAAGCCTTCACCGCTGAGTGTCCACGATTTTTGTCCCTCTAAAACTTCCATCCACCCAGCACTATCCTTGGTGCTTACGTCTCTCGTGCCCATTGTTACGCTCAATGAGGCACTTGTCATTTTACCTACAGTCTCGTAGGTAGAACCATCCGTACCAATGCGAATCACCACATCGGTGCTATTCATTACTGATGTACTTGCTGCCATCTTTCTTTTCTTTTACGATTTTATAACTCTAAAACTTAAATCAACTGACACCGCAAAAGTTTCCTCATCCACGTTAAAGGTCTCAGAAAGAGTCTCAAACGAGCACGATTGTACATTCACGCCTTCAATTGTTTCTTTCATCCGTACAAAAGTTGTACGCACATTCTCTACAGCGGTCTGCAACACACCGTAGTTATCTCCTACTAAGGTAAGCTCGACATTGACCACATCAATATGGCTGTCGGCATCTTTTGAGCCTTCGGTTCGGATGCTGGTGGTATCGTAAATACAAAAAGGTCTCGCACTCGTTTGAGCACCAACCAATGGGTAGACACGCCCAGCGAAAACGCTATTCAAGCTGCTCGTGTTGTCGAACTTGTATTTGAGTACCTTTCCTATCATTTCAAACCGAACTTTTGCCCGAATTTTAACCTTTTTATCTCTTTTCTTGCCTCCACATCAAAGGTTCTGATGAATTTCACCTTTACCTTGTTTTTTGATGCAGACATCGCCTTTTGAGCAAAACCGGCGTTCTGCCCCCTGTATTTTTTTCCGTCAGCGACACGGAGCCATCCAAAGTTGATGAAACCACCGTACCAACCGCCCTTCTCAGGATCTTTATACCTTCCTGTTCTCCTTGGCCCTACACTCATCCCAATCACATTGCGACCTTGTAGGTGCTTTGGAGTCTTTATACCGATGCTGCGCTTGAGTTGTCCAGGCTGTATCTCAGCGTATATCTTGCCGTCCCTGTACACTTTAAACACCTCATCAGCATTCTTAATGTTGCGCTTGTAAGAGTCCACCATTGGAGGAAGGGATTTCTTCCCCACCTTCTTGATGATGCGTTTCTTGAGGCTATCATCGAGCCTCTTGATTTTTCGCATCAACTGCTCAGCACCTTCAAGACGAACACTTACCTTTTCCATTATTGCGCATCAGACCAAGAGCAGACCACTTTTAAAAATGCCTTTCGTGCATCAGCGTTCTGAATGGTCTCTATTTTATAGATGTTGTTGTTGTATATGATACGCATCTCTTCCGTAACATCCGTTCGGTAGCGAATAATGAACTCTACCCTTTTGGTAGAGCTTATCATATCGCCATTCTCAGCCTCGCTGCCGACCTTTTCCGTAACATTTGACCATACTGTCGCCAATGTGATAAAGTCTACTACAATCTGCCCGTAGGGGTCTCCTTGGATTCCTCCGAGCTCATTGATGTCACTTACAATACAGTCCTCCCCCTCGAGCGTTGCTGAATCACCTTCAACACGTTGCCCAAAAGCGTCCACAGCATTCGTCGTGTACTCTCTTGCGTTAACGGGCTCTTGGATTGTTATTCTCCTATCGAGCTGTCCTGCTTGGTCAATCATTAGAACGTAAAGATTCTGAACGGATTAAATAGGTACTCACTTG